CGGCCCCCGACATCCAGGAGTGGCAATGTTCGTACGCAAAGACACGGCCGGTGCCGCCCCGGGTTTCACCTGGCACATCGCTGGCGACGTGGTGGAGGTCCCCGACGACTTCGGACGGGAACTCCTCGAAATCCCCAAGGGCGGTTTCACCGAGGTCGCACCCCACGAGGTGCCGACCCCGGAACCAGAGGCCGCGCCGGAACCGGAAACGGCCGAAGAGGGGTTGACGCGTGGCCAGAAGGCGGCGCTCACCCGGGCAGCCAACAAGGCAGCCGCCGCAGCTGACGCAGAGACGGCCCAGCAGGCGGTGGTCGAGGAATCCGTACCGGCGGTGGATGAGCGGCCGTCAGAGGACCCAGCAGCACCCGTAGAACCGGGAGAGTAGCCCATGGCCACGGACGTCGTGACTCCACTGTGCTCCATCGAGCAGTTCCTGGAGGGGGCGTTCGCGGACCTGGCCCGTGACTACAGCACCACGGCACTGACCAACATCATGATGGAGGCGACGCGGGCCTGCGAGTCGTCGGCGGACCGCCGGTTGGCCCCGTTCACCATCACCGAGACCCAGCGGGCGGACGGCTTGGATGTTGAAGACGCCCTGGACGCCTACGTGCCGCTGGACCCCACGTCCCAACTCGGCTTCTCCCGTGCCCAGTCGCTCGGCTCCACCCTCCTGGTGCGCCACTTCTGGGTGCGGGAGATCCCTTACCGGTACCCGGAGTACTGGACCGGTTCGATCAACTCCATCCAACTGCTCCGGTCCTACTCCGGCACGCAGTCGGTGGCGATCAACACCCTTCAGTACGAGCCGGACACGGGGCACGTCCGGTTCCAACTCGGCACGTTCGTCCCCCCGGCGACCACGATCGTCGTCAACTACTCCGGCGGGTACTCGACCGTCCCGGCGGACCTGGTGCGGGCCTGCAAGTACATGGCGGCGTCCATCGTCCTGAAGGAACTGGACCCGGCGCAGGCCATGCACGGACACGACCCCGACGCCCTCCGGCTGGACGCCATGGAGATCCTCGCGTCCTGGACGAGGAAGTGACCTATGGCGTGGTCCGCTTCCGCACGTGCGCATGCGGCGGCATCCCGTAGGGCGCACGGCCACCACAAGGGCCACCCCATGTCGGCGGCTACGAGGGCGAAGATCTCCGCCCGGATGAAGGGCCGGAAGCACCCCCACCGGGGCGTCCACGGCCACCACAAAGGGCATGCGATGTCGGCATCGGCCCGCGCCAAACTGTCGGCCCGTCTCAAGGGCCGTCGGCACCCCCACCGGGGCCACCCGATGTCCGCTGCGACCCGGGCGAAGATCTCGGCGAGGCTGCGGGGCCGCCCCCATCCGCATCGCGGACACGCAATCTCCGCCGCAACCCGTGCCCGGATCTCCGCCGCCTTGAAAGGGAAGCACCATCCGCATCGCGGCCACCCCATCTCGTCCGCGACCCGCGCCAAGATCTCGGCGGCGCTCAAAGGCCGCCACCGGGCGACGGTGCACGCCCGTCGCCATGCCCGCCACCGTGTCACCGCACTCAGTACCAAAGAGCGGCACAAGCGGGAGCACCATGACCGCAAGGAAGCCCGCCACGAACGGACCGCGCACCGGGCGAAGGCCCACCACGAGGCGTCAAAGCGGGTCCACCGGATCACCAAGCGGCTTCGCGGCACCCACCTGACAAAGGTGGGACACAAGCGGAACGTCCACCAGCGCCGGGCGCACCGCCACGGACGCGTCCTCCCGCCGCCCCGTGCGCGGAAGATCGTTTGGCAGCTGTCGACGCACAAGCACAAGCCCAAGGTGGTCCGACCGCTGTCCACGCGGAAGCGCCACCACCGGACGCCGAAACGCGTCAAGTCGTTGACGGTGCGTCACCACCGTTCCCGCCGTTCCAGTGTCCGGCGCAAGCGCAAGAAGAGGTGAGCCGTGGTCTTCACGACGACCGCCGACGCAGTCCAACGGGAAGCCGCCTGGTTGTCCACGGCGAACGACGGCCTCCCGAACCTCCTGTCGGACGCCGGAGGCCGTTGGGACCTGGTGAACGCCTACTGGAACCGCACTCCGGTCCAACGGCAGCGGGTCATCTGGGTCAACAAGAGCCACATATCCGTCAAGCGGTTCGCCCACGTGCGCAAGATCGTGACGTACCACTTCGAACTGGAACTCTGGTGGCCGTTGTCCACCCAGACGGGTTCCTCGGAATCCGACCAGGCGCAATTCGATCTCGCGATCAACGATCTGGTCATGCGCATCTCCGGCTTCGGCTACACCCCGAGCACGACGGCGGACAAGACGCACGGCGGCCGGTTCCTCAGTGCTGCGGAAACGATGTTCTCCGGGGACAGCATCGACATCTCCACGCCGCCAGCGAGCAGTTCGCTACCGGCGACCGTGGGTTACCTGGCCACCGTGACCTACGCGGCCGAAGACGAATTCAACAACTGACACTGGAGTCCCCGTGCGACAGCGCAACGACACCGAGTACACGCAGCACGTGATGGCGTGGCCCACGGAGGAGCACCCGGACTACGCGCCGTTCGAGGTGGCACCGGGAGAGGTCACCGACCGCCATCACGAACTGCTCGCCGGGTTCACCGCCCTCGAAGACGAGAAGCCTCCGGCCAGCCGGAAGACCGCAGCCGCCTCCCCGGCGCAGACCGAAGGAGTTGAGACGCCGTGACGCTGCTTGCGAAGCTTGGATACCTGGGCATCGCCAAGGAAACCACGCAAGGCACGTATGTCGCACCGTCGTTCTACCTGCCGTGCATGAAGATCGACGCCGAGGACGTCTTCATCGCCGTGCGTGACGAGTCGTACCGGAACAACGACTCCCTCCTCCAGGGCCTGTACCAGGGTCCGGGCGATTCCACGGTCGGCATCGACATGATGGCCTACCCGGACGCACTCCCCTACCTCCTCCGGGGGCTCATCGGCCCGGACACGGTGACGGTGACCGGCGTCTCCACCACGTTGGCGTCCAACGCCTCCTTGGGAGCGACCACGCTGTCCCTGACCGCGTCGGTGCCGAGCAACGCGGTCATCCGCATCCAGGACTCCGGCGGCGCGAACCTGGAATACGTCCAGGTCGGCACCGTCACGGGTGCTGGTCCGTACTCCGCGCCCGTCACCTCCCCGGCGACCGGGACGCAGTTCGCGCACACGGCGGCCGGTGGCTCGGTGACGTCCCAGTCCACCCACTCGTTCAAGCAGAACCCGGCAGCGGCCCAGACGTCCTGGTCTCTGACCAAGTACGACGTGTTCGAGACGCGCGGGTTCCCCGGCTGCAAGCTGGCCGACATGAGCATCAAGATCGACCCCAAGGCCGCCGTTACCGCGACCTGCAAGTTCACCGGCTGGCTCTCGGCCGTCCAATCGAACCCCACCCCGACGTTCTCGTCCGTCGTCCCCGGCCTCGGCTGGGAGTGGACGATGACGAACGCGGGCGGTTCGTCCACGCGCGGCCTGACGTACGACGTCGCGATCAAGCGGGCTGTGGAGGCGATCCATTCCTCGGACGGCGTGCAGAACCCCCGCGAAGTGTTCCAGGGGGTCTTGGAGGCGGACGGGACGTACAAGGCGATCTACGAGTCGGACGCCGACCTCAACTTGTACCTCCAGTACCTCCAGCAGCCCGCGACGGCGACCATCACTCAGCCGGTCACGTCGGGCGGCTCCGTGATGACCTTCACCACCTCCAAGTCCGGGTGGTACAAGGGCAAGACGGATTTGTCCACCGTGTACGTGTCGGCGGATTTCTCCTTGTCCGGGATTTTCAACGCCACGGACGGCGGGGCATTCGCGGCTACGGTGACGAATTACGTGAGCTCCGCCTACTAACGGAATGCTCCACCTGCGCTATCCTGCGAAGAAAGACCACAGGCGGCCCCACCCCGGGTGGGGTGGGGCCGTTGTTTTCGCGCATTGGAGCTGGTCCCCATCGCCGGTTATGCCGACCGCACGGTCACTCTGAACTTCCCGGACCTCGGTCCGGAAATCTACGTCACTCTGCGCAATCCCAAGACGATGGCGCCGGGAGCACTCCGACCCCGGGATATCGCCATGGGTCCGGACGGTCTTCCGCTCAACCCGGACGATGCCGAAGCCGCGATGTACGACATGCTCGCCACCCTCGTCCGGGACTGGTGCGTCTACGACGCCACGTCGGACTTGGACGACCAGCCCCGGCTGCCGCTCCCGGCGACCCCGGAGATGATGCGGATGCTCCCCATGTCGATCATCACGACCATCACCGAGGAACTGTCCAAGGCTGTAAACCCCAGCTAGCCCCAGGCGAGCCGTACTTCGAAGACGTTTGGATCTGCATCCAATCGATCTACAACGGCACCTGGGGTGGATCGGTACCGC